TTCACCGTTACATACCCAGATGTTACAGTTTACTTCATCTACTTTCTTAAGCTCTCTAGGTATGACGATACCCTGTTGCTCAAGAAGCTCCATGTCAACAAAGCCCCAAAACTCCAAGACTTCATAGCGCTCAGTGTCTTCCGCACCCGTAGCACCATCTTCCATCTCCATCTCCCAGTACTTTCGCTCATAGCTAGCACCTTTTGATATAGCAGTTTTGATTGTGTCATCCATGAAGAAAGGACGGTTACGCAATGCACGTACCTGCGACTTAGACATCTTGTGACGCTCAACAACATACTCTGCGTCTTCCATGTTAGCTGCTTGAGGGTCTGGATAGAAGTTCCAAGCTGAGACATAGTTTGTGCTTGGTACTGTTTTAATAAGTGGATCATAGTTGCCTTCCTCATCCCAGTTAGGATATTCTTTATCTACTGAGAATGGGCCTTTCATAACCCCTGTACCTAATAGGCACATCTCAAACATGGAACTACGCAAGTGCTTTGATGCACCTGACTCAAGTAGTTGATCATGTATCTTCTTCTCCATCTTCTTAGCTGCAACCATTGCAGGATGGAATGTTACTGTAGTCTGCGTAGTACCTACACCTTCAATGAGCTTCTCACCTACAGGTAATAGCTTATCTTTAAGTCCACCTAAGCGCTGGGCTAGGCTACGCATAGTATCACCAGGTTTAAGCTTAGTACCAGCTTCCATGATGAATGGCTTAGTAGGCTGATCAGTTGAGGATGCTTTCAGGGGCTCATACCCAGCTTCAGCACTAGGGTCAAGGTTAATGTGTACCGCTTCAGATACACCATCAGGTAATACAGATGGATCAATAGTAAGTGGGAACTTGTTGTTACCGAATAGTACATCAGTTACCTGACCATAAGCAGCCAATGTTTTAGTCTTAGTTACCTTAACAAAGATACGTGACTTCTCTGCTGAAGTGAATTGTACATCTGAACTGTATAGCCCACGGTAGTTACGATATGCTCTTAGCCAGCGCTGCTCATCAGCATAACGTGATGTTTCAGAACGGTCAAACCTCTCTTGAACAAAGGATACAACACTATTAGCTTCACCTAATAACTTATCTGTTGCTGACTCAGCTGAAACAACTTCATCTGTCTCAAAGTTAACTTCGTTATTCTCTGCCATGTGTTAGTATCCAAATGAAGGGTCTGCGGCTTGGAAGCCTGATCTTTGTGTAGCTGGGTTAAAGTCCCATAGTGAGCTACGTGGCCTTGTCATAATACCATACCTTAGAGCATCATACAAGTGGTCTTCTGCTGTAGTATCAACATCTTCAGGGTTACGCTTATCTAATGGTATACCTGGTATCTGTGCAATAGCGTTGGTGCAGCTAGCCATAAATACAAGTCTAGGCTTAGTGGTAAACTCATCTACCTGTAAGCGTCTATGTATTTCATTCTTACCAGCTACACGTGAGCCTTTACTTCTATCTGATGGTCGCCATCTGCAACCCTTGTGGTTCATCTGTTCAGCCAAGCTAGGCCCAGTATCGCCCCTGTTATGCCATAGAGAACTATCAAGCACACCATAACGAATGGTTCCATCATCGGCTTCAGCCTGTAGTATAAGATCTGCGAGATCACTAGCTGTAACTTTTGTAACATACATCTCCCTATACACTATAAGCTGTTCATCAGGAGCTACTGCTATCCATAGAACACCTGTCCAACTACCGTACCCATAGTCGCAAGCTCTGAACTTTGTCCAGCCACTTGGTATTTTAAACGGCTCAACCACATGGATCTGGCGATTAAACTCAGGGAAAGCTGCACCCTCATTAACATCCCAGTTACCCTCAAGTAATTGCTTACGTTGGTGTTCAGGGAGGGAGAGGAGCATAGCTTCATAGTCGCCACCTTCAGCTAGATAAGGGTTGTCGAATAAGCTTGCAGGTATAAACCTACGTTTAAACAGTGGTTCACCTTCACGGCTATGCCCTTTAGGGAACGTAATAGTATTGCCTGTCTCAATATCAGTAGCCCAGAAAGCCTTACCGTACTGTTCAGGATCAATGAACATCTTCTTAACCCATGAGTGCCCAGCGCCACCAGGGTTTGTAGTACCCCTCATGTACAGACCTAAGTCCTTGCTAGCACTACGTAGTCGGCTCCTCATGTAGTTCCAAGCGAATGGAGTTGACCATTGTGTTAACTCATCAAAGCCAATCCAATTAAAGGCCTGACCTTGATACCGCATAACATCCATATCCTTATCCAGATAGGACATCCACAAGCGACCACCTCTAGGGCTAGTCCATTGTGACTTACGTTCTGACCACTTGATCCCTGGCACTGCCTTAGGGTAAAGCTCTTGGCTCTTTTGGATTAACTCCCGAAGCTCCTCTGTGGTGTGCCTTACTAGCAGTCCACTGAAGTCTGGGTCGTTTAGTCCATGAAGCGGGTCAGCAAGCATAGCATACGACTTACCGCCACCAGCGGCACCACCATACAGAACCTCACGTTCAGATGATGATAGGAACGAAGTCTGTGGCCCAGGGTTAGGCTTAAAGACTATGTGTTGTGCTTCACCTATGTCATACTCAGGTACCTTAGCCTCAGCATATATAATAGGATTAGCTACTACCTTTGATTGAGTAGGCTCCGATGTGACCTTTTTCGAGCTTCTCGATTTCGTGTAGCGTTTCTTCGAGGCGCTTGGCAAGTCGGCGTTTAATGACAGATGATCTTTTACGTTTATTGTCAATGTCAACTCTCTTCTTCAAGCCCATAGCTGATATGTATCTGCCAGTTTGTTTCTCTAACCAGCGTGATACATCCATTAAACTATACTGCTTTAAGTGCCGCTTAGCAAGATCTAATGCCTCTAGTTCTAACGGTATTGGCTCAAGTAGTGAAGGGTTTTCTTCGTGTAACTTGTAACCAAACGGTATGGTGTTATGACTCATACGAACAATAACATGCCATTCTTTTTCTTCACCCTTGTGGGGCTTAGGTAATTCCCAGTATCCTACATCTTCACGTGCAAACATAGGTTACTCATTAGTTCCTTCTTTAGCTGGGAGATAAAAGATACCCCCACCACCAGAAGTTACATCTACACGCTCAACCTTGCCTAGTCCAGCACGGTCAAGTAAATCTTTAGCTGCAGCCATCTTATCACGGATGCCTAACTCAGTAGGATCTAATAGTGCATTACCCATAGAAACAGCAGCACGAGGAGCAATACGAGCAAAGTAGGATCGTGTTGCATCCGTAATCTCTTCTTTAAGCGCCTCTACAATAACAGTAGTAGAAGTTGTTTCGCTATAACCAGCTAGTCTCTTAGCTGTAACTACATCACCATTAGCTTCTTCAAATAGCACAGCTAAGAAGCGTTGTTGGTTATCAGTAAGTGTTCTAGCCATTGCTCATATTTCCAAATGCTACGTGTGGTATGTCACCACGTGTTATGCCTATGTCACGTAATTCTTTATCTGACATGGCTGATAGTTGAGATAGTGCTTTGTATGAAGTGTGGAACTTCATGATTTGTTTAGCACGGGCTTCTTGGTGTGCTACGATTGTATTCCATAGTTTCTTTAACATTCTGTATTCCTTACAGTGATACCACAGCTTTAT